GATCAGGACTTCCGCCGGACCGCTGGCATGTGGTCGGCATTGTTCGTTTCCAAGCTCAAAGACGGAGTGACATTCGAGCCTCGCGACGTCGCACTGGCGATGATCCTGCTCAAGACCTCCCGCGAGACGCACCAACGCAAGCGGGACAACTGGGTCGACATCGCCGGGTACGCAAGCTGCGGGAGCCGGTGCAACTGATGGACCTGATCCTTTTTGTTTGCGTCGTAGTGTTTTTCTGCGTCATCATTGCGCTCGGCGACGACGACTTCCGAGGGCCCTCGCTATGAGCACCGACCACGACAACCCATTGAGCGTCGATCAAGCAATGGACTTGATCGGCAAATGGGAGACCCACCCAGGTCTCTTGCTAGCCATCTTCGACGCAGCCCGAAAGCTGCGAGACGAAGTCGAACTTCTGCGTGACGAAGTCAAACTACTGCGTGACGCTAACAATCACATGCAGAAAAGCCAAGACGAACTGATACGGATCATCGCGCAACATGTCCGGGACAAGAAAGCCATGCAGACCGAGCTTGACCAGCTCCGGGCCGTCGTGGCCCAGAACAACCAGAGCATCGCAGCCATCGTTTCGAGATGGATCAAACCTAGCACGAACTGAAGCAAAACCATGTTCAAACTACTCGGACTGCTGCTCGGCGGCGGAGCGATCCCCCGCGAAGCAGCTCGGGCCCGGAGCAACAACGGATGCTGGCCTGAGTTGCTCGGCATCGCAATCGGTATCATACTAGCCGTGCTTGTGACGCTCGCTGTCCTAGCTTGTGGGGGGGGGCTATGACAACGAGCACTAAAACCGATGACAAAGCCATTCACGCATTTGTTGGTCTTTGTGAGTTTGTCGCATGGTGGACGGAATTTCAGCGAGAGCATTGCCAGGGTATCGACGCAACTTGGTCGGTCAATGCTGACTTGGTTATCGTTTTCCGTTTCCAGAAAGAAGTCTCTGTCCGAAGGTATTCGCTTGACCTAAAAGACCGATACATCCCGAAAGCACTGGATGAGATCAAGATCGTGTTAACTAAACTGCGTGAGGCAAAGATTTCATGCCTATGAATCGGGACAAGTACCCAGCGGACTGGGAGCAGATCGCCACAGACCTCAAGGAGAAAGTGAACTGGAAGTGTGAAAGCTGCCGAAAGCAATGTCGCAAGCCGGGCGAACCGTTCGATTCGCACCGACGGACGCTCACCGTTGCTCACATCAACCATGTCGAGTCTGACTGCGATCTAGGTAACCTGATCGCACTTTGCGCACCGTGTCACCTTGCCTACGATGCTCCCATGAAACGATTTCGACGCATTGCGAACAAAAGAAGATTGCAGCTACTGCCATGACACAGGAAAACACCGAGCAGTCAAAGCGACCTGAAGGCACTGCCAATCCAGACTGGGAAGACAGTGACTGGAAGCCAAGCGACAAGGTATGCCGGGACTGCGGCAAGTTGGTATGGGAGGCCACCTGGTTCGACGGATCCCCAGAATCGGGAGGCGCAGCAATCGGCATTCAATGGGAGTGCGGGGATTGCGGGTGGTCTGATTCGAACTAGCAAAACCAACGTTAGCGAGTCTTAGCAAGACTCGCACAAGCCAAAAAAACCAAAGGATTTCCTGTCCGTGGTCCTAGTTGTGGTCCTGCGATCTTCACGCCAGTTTTGATGAACGATTTTTCCGCGACTGCAGAATCAAGGTAACTTCACCCGCATTACCCACTCTTCCGCCTGAGGTCCCGAAGCTCGGCTAGGGTCATCTTGCCGTCGTTCGGCCGCTTGGCGATCTTCTCGACGGCTTCGACTCGCTGCTCGACCGGGGACGGCTCTCGGGATTGATCTTGCTCGGGTCGATCCTGTCCGGATCGGTCGCTCAATCTGATCTTGCGTCGGCGTACCACTCGATCGGACTCACCGGGGACCTTTACACCCAGGATCGATGCACCCACCGCGGCGAGGATCGTAGAGTCAAGGAAGTGATTGTCCCGTCCTGGCCGACAGCCCCACTCAAACAGCTCTCTGCCTTGCCCCTGGGTCTTGGTGGGGTATTCTGCAGAAAGGTTGTCAGCGATCATCCGGTGACGCAGCGGGGCGGCTCGGTAGAGCCACCAAGCACCAGGCTCACCGGCATCGGTGGTCCAGCGGTCCATCATGGCCGTCTTCCAACTGTTGGTGTCTACGAGGCAGTACCTCGGGGCCCTGGTCCCACGGGTCGGTGGCATCCGCCAACCGAATCCCATCCGCTCCCCGGCTTTCTTCTTTTCCTGGTTCCATGGCCTCTGGCGTGCCGTGACTCCCTTTCCATGGCTCGGAACCACGTGCTGATGCTGCTGGCTGAATCGATAGACGACCTCCGATTGAAAGCCTGCATCGACTACCATGATCTCGGGCCGGAGCTGCGTCCCGTCGTCTCGAGTGTACGTGACAGCGAGTCGCTCGTCTCGGAGCTTGCCCAGCGCGACCAAAAGCGACTCGGTCGAGGATCGGATTCCGGTGGCTCGTATGATGGTCCGATCGATGTCCGCGAGGGTGACGTAGTCGATCCCAGGCTCGGGCCAGATTCCATAATCGACCACCAGGCCGGAGAAGTCGGCACCGACGCCAGCGACTGTCCACCACAGAGAGGATCCTTGGACGTCGACTCCCAGGGTGACGTGCTCGACCCAATCGGGGATCTCCCCTCGGCGGTGCGTCGGTAGAATCCGCAGGCAGAACTCGTCGGACGTCAGGCAGCGGATCCCATCGACGGCAACAATCGATTTCTTAGGCTCGTTTTGGTACTCGGCATCAAAGGTGTCCGGATTGTCGAACCGCAGATTCATCGCATGTTGGATTGCGGAGATCTCGTGCGGGAACTTTCGATAGGCCCAGCCTGCCTTAGACCCTGCGTCCATCGCTTCTCGGTTGGCCTTATAACATTTGTTAGCTTTCGGGTGCTCGTCGTTTCCTTCGGCGATCTCTTCGGAGCGGAGATCAAAGTACTTGTTCCAGAGCTCGGTGTTGGTCGGCCACTCATAGACCAGCCGGCATCTATCGCCGTGCCATTTCGGCATGAGCTTGTTGTTGAGCATCCGGTCGGCGGCGTCGCCTTCTCGGATCACCGTGACGGCCGCAAATCCTGCGATCCGTTTACCGGGACCACCAAGGCCCAGGATTGCCCCACCAATCACTTTTTCCCGCTTGGCGCATTCCGCGTCGGACAATGCCGAAGTGTCGGTCTGTGGGTCATTGACGAGCACGAAACCAGGGCGGATCGTCTTGCCGTCGGCGAGTACTTTTTGCATCCCTCGGACTCTACCGAGGATCCCAGTGCAGCGAATGATTGCCCCGGATGCCTGCGATCCCTCGATCGTTGGGAACACGAGCTCTTTGCGACGCCATCCGATCAGCGTCCGTTTCCCTTGTGTGGTCTGCGCATTGCCTCGTTGGGTGATACCCTCGAGGCATCGGATTGGGAAAGCGATCTCGGGGAAGTCCTCGAGAAGCAGCGGGTTGGTTTCCCACTCGATCTTGATCACATCGAGCGATTCCTCGGCAGCACCCTCGTCGGCTTCGACAAGCACCCCGAATCGTTGGTGTCCATAAGTCAACACCCAGAGCATGGCTCGCAGGAGGATGGTTGTCTTGCCCATCCCGCGAGGCATGGCGATGCACTTCAAACCACCGTTGATCGCTCGCTCTTCGATGTCCTTGAGGATCCGCTCGTGGTCCTCACTGAACGGCAGCGGGAATGACTCTTTGAAGTACGTCAGAAGGTACTTCTTGAGGTTGAGCCGACAGGACTCTCGGCGCTTTGCGTTGACGATCGCCGGAATCGGGCCGATGTCTCTGGCCTCGGTCGAATCCTCTTTGGCTTTTGAGGCCTGGCGCTTGCGGTGCTTGGCATAAGAGTCCTTGGGACGCTCCGAGCCAGACTCGTTGTCGTCGTCCTCGGGATCCTCGGGAGCTGCTGGCGGTCGCTTGCGTGTCATCAGTATCGTTTAGGCCTTTGGCGTGGGATGCCATGCTTGGGAGCACATTTGCATTGACGGTAGTACCAAGTGATCCGCTCTCGAGTGGAGGCGGCTTTGTACTTAGCACCACAGCATGAGCATGTGGGCGCAGTGCCTCTAGCCTGCCTGCGGTATCGTCCATGCGGGCTGGAATTGTGGGGCATGAGATGTTGCATCTCGGCATTTAGTTGGGCGAATACGACCATAGTCCTGAGTCTTCCTGGCTAGTGCGAATAGAGGTCCCATCAAATAGCGACGCTCCGTCTTTTGGTTGCTCTTTGGTTGCCACTCCGAGCTGGACAAGCCTCTCGGAAAGGGTCTGGTGTTCGCTGATCCACAGGTGGCCTGGTTGTTTGGATTTGGGCCGAAGGTTGCGGAACCACTCTCGGTCATGCTGCGGGGTGGGAATGAGCACTCGAGTCCACAAGGGGCACTGCTCGAGGATCTGAATCGTCGCTTTGTAGGCCGCGACACCGGCAGGATTTGGTTCTTCCTTGTCGTGCTTATCGTCGGTGCCCATGCGTCGATGCTCGATTTTGCGAGACATCGGGGGCGTGAAGCAGTCGATCAGCACCAGATCGATCTCGCTGTCGTCAGGAAGGATGATTCGGATCACGTTGGGGGACAACGCAAGCATGATCTTCGCGCGAGTCATCAGGCCTAGCAATCGTGGGCAACGCATCATTCACATCCTTGCAAAACGGGGTTTCCGATTGATTCCAGTCGCTCGATCATGGCTTTGATCGCTTCGGTTTTTTTGTCCAGTCCAGACAGGTGCACAAACTTAGCCTCTGGCAAAAACGCATCAAAAAGCGGATTCCAGGGTTGTAGGTTTCGCGTCATGGGAAGCAACCAGATGGTCGGTTTGAAACGCATCAGATTCCAACCGACGGCGATCTGTTCAGCGACATGCAGCTCCGTTGGTATCGGCAGCTTAGGCGGTGTCCAGACCGATGCTCCGGCACCATTGCAAAGAACGACTCCGGAGTTGTACGATCGGCCGTAACGAGGATGATCGGCATCCTGCATGCCCAAGCATTGCGTGACCTTGCTCCATGCATCGCTCAACCAACTGGATGACCGAATGTCGTCGGTCTCGTCGTAGATCTCCACACCGTCTTTAGGCAGCTCGAACAGATTGTCGGCCGATTCGGTTACCAGCACATCAGCATCGAGGTAAAGCGTTTCCTCGTACTGTTTCGCGAATGCGTGAACTCGGAACTTCTCGAGGCCCCACCAGCCCTGGGTGGTATTCTTCAGCACGACGAAATCCGCACCGCAGGCCTCGGCATAGGCTCGCATCGGGCTTTCGGTGTATCGCAGCCACTCACGAGCTTTGCCAGTCGCTACCGTGATCACAAGACGCCGACCGCCCTTGATGGTATCATCAACAGGGCGAAACCAAGCCACTTGCCCGGCCGCAGCAATCCTCGACCAG